GATTGGGACCCCGATAATTTCACAAGGTATGAACCAAAAGAAAAACCGAAGTCGCCTGACAGCCAAATGGAAGAATTGGCAACGGCCGTTGCCATGACCCCCGACCTGAAGCGAAGCATGAGGACAATGGCGAGAAAAGCCGTGAAGGGAAGTGTTGCCAACCAGTTGAAATTGTTTGATTTTTGATAAAGCGCAAGGCTTGGCAAATAGTTGGCAAGCCGGTCTTGTGCTGTTAGAATGGAATTGTCTGTTTTGTTACAAGAGGCTTGCTATGAACCCACTTATTGAATACTTCAAATCCACACACGCAATTGCCTGTGGCGATTGTATTGACGTTATGTTTGACATGCCTCCGGGCCATGTCGATCTTGTTGTTACCTCCCCGCCGTATCCCGGACAAAAAGGCGACAATCACACTGTCGAGGAATGGCTTGATTGGTTTGATACCGTGATGGGAGGGATCGAGCGCATATTGTCACCGACGGGAATCCTTTGCCTGAACGTGATGTTCAAACGAACGGATGCCCTATTCTACGATATGAGGCTGTTTACCCATGTCCCGGTTATTATCCAGAATCACGGGTTTAATCCGATAGACGTTTGTCCGTTTGGCAAAACAAACCCGGCCCCCAATGGCTCCATGAAGCGCTTTGATTTAGCCGCATGGGAACCCGTTTTTATTTACACCAAGTCGCCTTCGGCCAAAGATTATTATTACGAGGCTTATCGAAGGGCAGAGCCCTTTAAAGCCGAGGAGATAGCTTATGAACGGAATCTCAGGGCAATGGCAATGGACCCTGAGGAGAGCTCGGAAGAGCGGCGAGCGGTTCGCGAGGCGGTTGCGGAGGCGCGTTTGCAGTTTTTCTCTCAGCGCGATCATTAGGTTGATCGATTGGAGTCACCAGTGAATGTGTATTCGCTTTTCGATCGGAAGCTCCGGCAGTATGGACAGCTCGTGCTGGAGCGGAACGACTATGGTGTTCAGAGAGGTTTGGGCGACGGGATCAAGGCTCAGGGTGAGAGCTTGTTGGCGAAGCATCCCGAGGACTTTGACCTCTATCAGGTGGCGGAATTCGACGATGAGTCGGGTGTTGTTACCGCCTTGGTTCCTCCGCGTTTCGTGTCGTCGGTGTCGGACGTCGTTCCGGCACGGGTGGATGAGGGTCAGCTCTCTCTCCTTAAGGAGGGTTGACGATGCCTGGAGGTGGATATGTGACGGGGAAGCAGAAGAGTGTTAATGCTTCCCGTTTTGCGATGGTTCCGCGGAACGATGTTCCGCGGTCTGCGTTCGATGTGTCGCATGGTCATAAGACGACATTCGACGCTGGGTACCTGATCCCGGTTTACGTGGATGAGGTGTTGCCGGGAGATTCTCTCCGTCTGAAGATGACGGCTTTTGCGCGGCTGGCGACTCCGATAGTTCCGGTGATGGATAATATTATCATGGAGTCGTTTTTCTTTTTCGTGCCCAATCGCCTGTTGTGGTCGAATTGGGAACGGTTCATGGGGGAGCAGCTGAGTCCGTCGGATACGACGGCGTTTTTGCTGCCTCAGGCGGTGTTTGCAGGTACAGATCTGCTAGTGGGGACCCCAGGTGATTACATGGGGATCACGTTGAACAATCCGTTGTCGGCGAACACGATTTCGGTGAATGCGTTGCCGTTTCGTGCTTACGAGCTGATCTGGACGGAGTGGTTCCGCGATCAGGATTTGCAGAATCCGATTCCAGCTGCAGGTCCGAACGTGAGTGATGGTCCGGATACGGGTTCAGCGTATGCGATTTTGCGTCGTGGTAAGCGTCATGATTATTTCACGACGGCGCGTCCTTGGCCTCAGAAGCCGATGAGTTCGAACGGTGGTGCGTTTTCGAACATGGCGACGTTTCCGGCGAATTATGAGCCGGGTCGTAATCAGTCGTTTGGTCAGATCACGAACCGTTTCGGAGCGGGAGCTCCGGTGAGTGGTCTTGGTATTGTGTCTGGTCAGGCGGCCACGGTTGGAAGTGTGAATATTATGCAGTCGGGTAGTAGGTCGACGGCGTATAGTCCTCATTGGCGTAACGATGAGGACATTTTCTTGATGGCCTCGAACTTGGCGGGGACGGCTCCGGACGTTCGAGTGCTTGTGAACGACATCAGGACTGCTGTGATGGTGCAGGGTCTGATGGAGAGGAACGCCCGAGGTGGTACGCGTTACACCGAGTTGGTGCGTTCGCATTTCGGTGTGTTGTCTCCGGATCAGCGGTTGCAGCGTCCGGAGTATCTCGGCGGAGGTCGCGCATCGATTACTGTGAATCCCGTTGCTCAAACGGTGGAAGATGGTGGTGATCGTGTGTTGGGCGAGCTCGCCGGTATCGGTACCGTGATTGCGAATAATCACGGGTTTTCGGCCAGTTTCACCGAGCACGGTGTGGTGCTCGGGTTGGTTTCGGTGCGTGCGGATATGACGTATCAGAACGGGATCAATCGGATGTGGTTCCGTCGCACGCAGTACGATTTTTACTGGCCGGGTTTGGCTCACCTTGGTGAGCAGGCGATCTTCTCGAAAGAGATTTACGCGGATGGCGTGATCGCCAATGACGAGACGGTGTTCGGGTACCAGGAGCGTTGGAGCGAGTATAAGTACAAGCCGTCTCGGGTGTCAGGGGCGTTTCGTTCGACGATGACTACGCCCCTGGATATGTGGCATTTGGCGCAGAATTTCTCGCCAAGGCCGGTTTTGAACGCGGGCTTTATCGTGGAGAATCCACCGATGGATCGCGTTCTTCAGGTGGCGACGACGTTTGGCGAGCAGTTTTTGTTTGATTCTATTTTCGATGCTCGCTGGGTTCGGTGTATGCCGATGTACTCGTTGCCTGGTCTCGGGCCGAGGCTTTAGGCCGTGTGGCCGGCTATTATCGCTGGTGCCGCGACAGTCGGTACGGCGGTTTGGAACGCGATTGAAGCGCGTAAGAACCGTGAGTTTCAGGAGCGTATGAGCTCCACGGCGCACCAGCGTGAGGTTGCGGATCTTAAGGCGTCAGGTCTTAACCCGATGCTTTCAGCGAATCGGGGCGCGTCGTCACCAGCTGGTGACCGCGCGGAGGTGCCGTTGTCTACGGCACTTCAGGTTGCTCGAGCTCGTGGTGAGATCGAGCTGTTGTCTGCTCAGGCTGATCGTGAGAGAGGTTCGGCGCGGTTGGCGCGTGTGCAGGCTGGAGATATTGAGACGTCTGCGGCGGCCGGTCGGTATCGTTTGATTACGAATCAGGCGGATTTAGCGGATTTGAATGTTCAGGAGAAGCAGAAGCTTCTCCCGTTGGCTGTTGCTCGGGCGAAAGCAGAGATTGAGCAGATGACGAGTTCTGCGAAGGCTTCGCAAGCGAGGGCGTATTTGGATGAGTTGGATTCTGTGCGTGCGATGAACGAGAAGGAGTTCGAGGAAGCGTTGTCGATTGCGTCTCCTGCGTTGCGTACGGTTCTTTTGATTATGAGGAGTTTGCCGAGATGAGTCGGCGTAGACGGCGTGAGCGGGGTTTTCGTCTCTCTCAAGAGGTGTGGAGGTTTCCCGTGAATAGGTATCCGGATGGTTACGTGCCGGTTGGGTATGACACCGGCCGTGAGACGATCGTGCAGCAGCAGTTTATGGATGAGGTGGATATCAATACGATCGTTCGGCGTTTTGGTCTGACTCGGGAGATGCCCTCGGGTGTCGAGGGCGGTGTTTACGGTGATTTCACCGGGATTTCGGATTACGAGTCAGCGTTGGCGGCCGTGGAACGGGCGCAGGAGGGTTTCATGACGTTGTCTCCGGAGGTTCGCGAGAAATTCGCGAACGATCCGGGTGAGTATCTGGCCCATGTCGCGGGCATGAGCGACGAGGAGCTCGAGCTGGCGTCCGGTCGGGCGCCTGTCGTGGCTCCGGTTATTGAGGCTGGCAGCGAGGGGAGCAGCTTGGCTGCGACGCGAGTCGCCAGCGATGGAGTTGCGACTCCGGTTCATCCGGATGTCGCTGTGGGCGCGGAGCGCCATGTGAGGCGTCGGAAAGACGCCTAGTTTTTCTGTTTTAGGGGGCCTGGAAGGCCCTAGGAGCCCCGGGGATAACCCGGGGCTCTCTTTTATGCTGTTAAGCGCTCCCCGCGAGCCCAGCGTCCTTCTGCGTGCGCGTGCGCGGGTGCGCGCGGTCGCGTGCGCCTGTGCGCGTGCGCGTTGAAGCAGCGTCGGCGAGCGGTAGGAAGCGTTTGTAAGGAATTGTATGACTTTGCTACTTGTAGCTTTGCCCCCACCTCGGATGAGGGGGGGGACTTATAGGGGGGGGAGTTAGCACACAGTTTGTCTTGGCTACTGTGTGCGGACTGGACCAAGAGTTTAGATCTTGCGTTCAGTTCGTTAAGGGTGTACCGTAGGTACGTATGACCGCTCCCCGTCAGGAGGAGGCATATGCGTCGTAGACCGGTCTCGAAGGGCCGTTCGGCCCGTAGTTTCCGGAAGCAGTCTTCCCGGAGTAAGGGCGTGAATTTCGCCCGTCCGGGTCGTGGAGGCTTCCGGATGTGAGTTGTTTTCGCCCGCTAGTAGCGTGGCGAGATAGAACGTCGGGAGACGTTCGCATGGGGAGCTCCAGGGGTCGCGATGGCGACGACTTGGAGCTCCCTTGTGGTTCCTGCGTAGGATGCAGGATGGATCGAGCTCGGAGCTGGTCGATCCGTATAGGTCACGAAGCTCAAGGTTGGGACTCCAACCTGTTCGTGACGTTTGATTATGCTCCCGACAAGTTGAAGTCGTGGAGCTTGAATTACCCTGATTTTCAGGGTTTTATGCGCCGGCTGCGGAAGGAGTATCCGCTACCGGTGCGTTTTTTTGTTGCTGGGGAGTATGGAACGAAGTTCCAGCGGCCTCATTGGCACGCGATCCTTTTCAATCTGGCTCTGCCAGACCAGCAGGAGTTTCATAATGGGACGTTTCGTTCGGAGAATATGGAACGTCTATGGGGCATGGGTAATTGCGTTATTGATCGTGTTACTCCGGCAAGCAGCGCGTATGTGGCCGGGGATACTGAGTCAAAGGTTGATCGTAGAAGAGCAAATGCGGCGATCGACAGGGAGACCGGCGAGCTCGTAGAGCGTCGCCCCCCATTTTGTGTTATGT